AACGGCACCGCCGCCGCCACCACCACTACCAACATTGGTGCTAGTGCGTAGGCCACCTGACCCGCCACCGCCAACCAGCATTACGTCAAACAAACCCGATTTAGTAACCGTGAGTGTGCCTGACGTTGTAAACGTTAATAGCGTGTAATTGACACCGCTAACCGTGATACTCGACGAAGAACCACCGGTTGCGGTCCCGTAACCTATGCCGCCACTAGGAAAAAAATTAAAAACGGTCGCGGACAATGCAAGTAGCGTGCCCCCCCCATATTGCGACAATGCTAACGATCCCGTCGTGTTGATAGTTACGCCGGCACCCGCGGTAATCGTGCTAGTGCCCGCGCCTTTGTTCATAATAAACACCATGTCCCCGGTGCCAAACGTGCCGGTGTTTACCGTCACCGTGTTGGCGGTGGCCACGTCCATAACCACACGTTTGCCTACGTCACCGGCCACAAGTATGTAACTAGCCGTTTGATCGTTAATTGGCAATGTCGTTATCGCGTTTAGTTCGGCGGCCTCAAGTACCGCACCCGTAACAAATGGAAATGGTGTTGCCATACGTGCCTAGCCTAACCCAACACGTTGGTGCTATCCATGACACCGTACGTAGGATCCCCCAAAACCAACAAATACACCACGGTGGTGTCCGCGGTGTAAAACGTAATAGTGTGGCCACCGTCCAACGAAATATCCCCGCGAATACCCTCAACGGACAATTCGCTACTAATCGTGCCGTAATTTGGCACGTCCACGGTAATAGTGATCGTGTCCCCAATGTCCACGGTTGCCACGGTGTCGCGTTGGGCCTCGGTAAGCATGGCCAAATTGGTGGTTAATGCGGTTAGCCGTGGGGACGGGTACGGGGTTAGTAAATATTCGGCGGCGGCCGATATCTGGCCGGCCACGTGTAATAGGGAACTCGACACGTCCCGGGTTTGTACGAAATAGGTTGTTTGGCTATCCGTGTCCTGATCCGTAGCCGTGGAACCGTCCAACGCGGTAACTACGGCCCGGTTCACTACTTGCCGTGCGTCAAATTGGATACCAACATTTCGGTATTTGTAATCGGTGCCCTGATCGCTAAACACGGCAACCGGGCTACTAAGCGTGGTACCAATTCGGTTTTGGAACGTTAGTACCCCGTCCGCGGACATAAACAAACGCCCAAATTCGGCGGTGTCGTTTATCTGTTGCAAATATTCCAACACGTTGGTGCCGGCCGGAACGGTAAACGCGCTTGAGTGCCCCAAATCTACGGTGCCGGCCGCAATGCTTGTAGTGCCGGTGTAGTCCACCTCGGGCAACGCCAACACGGTTTCGATACGTTCGCCGGACGTTTCCGGGTCCACGTTTAGTTCGTCCATAAACGTGTTGGCTAATAGCCAAAAATCGTCCACACAATTAACCGTTACAAGGTTTTGGCGGTCCAAATTGTATTGGTAATCGTAACTCTCAACAATCCCGTTAAATAGTTCGGTTGTTTCGCGTAACACTTTTACGCGCCGCATTGGGGCCAACCCTGGCACGTTACTAGCCGGATCGTAATAGGGGCTTGTATCGTCGTACGGGTTCAGTATGCCGCCAGCCAACGTGTCGTTGAGTGTAAACGACATTGTGCCGGCCCCGAATTGGTCGAACGGTTGTTGGCGGCCACGGTTGTAATTAACGCCTAGAACGTAATCGGTTATGTCCGCAAATTGCACGTTAGGCCCCAACGCGTATTCCGTGTTCCCCAATACGCCTTTTACGGGATCGTCCAAACGAAAACTATTGGTGTCCCAACCGGTGTCCAATAGCACCGTGTAATCCCCGGCGGCGGATACTACGCCGGGCACCTACGCCACCCGTATGTCGATCGCGCCGCTACGCCGGTTGTACTGCCGTAACGCGTTTACCAATTTGTCCGGCAATGTTGCGTCCGCCAACGTCGAGTAAACGTTCACGGTGATATTGCCGCCCATATTGGCACGGTTTAGGGGTATCACGGCCTCGGGGCCGCGTTCCCCAATCATGGCCAACGTTGGATCAGTAACTATGCCACCCTCGGCCAACAACGGGATTTTGGGGACGCTAAACCCCTTACCGCCAAACCCGGGCACCCAATCCGGAACCGAAAACGACAATTTGCCCACGCTGTTGTTCCATAATGACGCAATGCCGTTAAATATGGATTTGTAGAACCCCAACACCACGTTTAGGTAACCCTTAATAAAATCTACGCTTGCGGTAACACCGGCTTTAATACCCTCGAACAATGCTTTGACACCGTTTCTAAATGTCTCGGAATTCTTGTAGGCAATCACAAACGCGGCCACTAACGCACCAATAGCGATTACTACCAACCCAATGGGGTTAGCGGACATAACAAGGTTTAACGCGAATTGTGCGGCTTTAACCACTATTAGCGTGGCTTGGTACACTTTCATGGCCGCGTTGGCGGCAAGTACGGCCGCCGCAACACCACCGATCACACCGGCAACGATTAAAAATATTTTGCTATTTTCTTGCGCCCAATTGGCCAACGGGATAAGTAACCCCAACAACGTTTCCACGGCCGGAATGAGTGCCGCGCCAATGCTCTCTTTTGCCTCACCAAATTGGATACTAAGGTTTTTCATTTTGCCCTCAGTAGTAAGCGCGGCCTCGGCCGCCGCGCCTTGGTGAATACTCAAACCGCGTAGTACGTCCTCAAATTCGGCACCCACGCCTACGGTGGTACGCAACGCCGGGTCGAGTTTGTAGAGCGCGGCCGTTTGACCGTTTGCCGCCTTAGCCATTGCTTGCGTTACGGTTTCCAAATCTTTACCGGTAGCGGCGGCTATGTCTTGGCTTTTAATTAACAACTCTTGGGCATAAGTGGCCGATCCGGTGGCGTTTACCAAAGTGGCCAACGCGGGCCGTAGGTCATCATCTGTAACGGCCGTTAAACGTGACTGTGCGCTAATAAATTCCTCAGTAGCGGCTATTTCGTCCTCGGTAGCCAAACCGGCTCGACGTAGCACACCCGCTAATTGTTCTTGCGCGGCCGCGTCCTCAATGGCCGCTTTTGTGGCAGATCCAAGGCCTACGGCCAATGCACCTAACGCGGCCGTGGCCGGTACTGCCGCCTTTTTTAACGCAAATTGGGCCTTTTGGCCGGTTGTCTCAAGTTGCTTAAATTCGGCAATGGCTTTTTTAATGCCCTTGCCCTCAAACTCGGTAATAATTGGGATAGATACGGCCATTACTTAACCAATCTACTATTGGCCTCACGTTGGATAACGTTCACCACGCTTTGTAGATCGCGTTCTACTTGGCCTTGGTTGCGTTCGTATGCCGGCCACATAATGCGGGACGCACGGCCAAACCGGGTTTCCAATCGGGTAGCCAAATTGTTGGCGGACGATCTGCCCGCCATGTCAAACACCTCACCTATGGGGGATTTCATGACTACGGCAAATACGGCCATTGCCCCACGTTTACGGTTGCTAAACCGGGTGGTAATCGTTTTGCGGACCTGTTCGCTACTGAATGGGGTTAGCCGGCCGCCTTGCCAATTGCGACTAAATCCGCTTATTACCGTGTTGGGCACCGCGTTTTTAGCGTCCGCTACCACGCTTGCCGTGATCTGTTTAACGTCTTTTTTAATTTGTTTGGCTAACTCGGGTTCCATTTTGTTAAGTTCGCGCAACGTTTCCTTAACGCCAACAACGGTTACGGTGGATTTAGCGGCCACGGGTTGCCCGTTCCATTTGGCGGTTTTGTTCGTTTAGCACACTTACAACCGTAGCCATGTCGTATTCGTCAAATTCGACGTTTGGCGGCCACCACCCGGTTGCCACCAATATTTCCGCTAATCGGCGGCGGTAGCCGCCACCGTAGGGTTTGTAGGGCCGCTATCCACCGGCATAGGTGCCCCGTCTAATGCGGCCTCATAATCGGCCAACGATAGGTTCGAGTGTTCGGCCTTGGTGCGTTGCAACGCATACCACGTAAGCACCACCATGTCCGTGGCGCGTAGATCCGTGGACAATTGGCCCATGGATCGTTTGGTGTGCCGTTCCCAATTCAGTACGTCTATAAACCGTGTTTCTACGGTTACGGTTGTGCCCTTAATAGGGATATCCCATTTAATAATCACGTCGCTAGCCAATCACCCGGGTGTTATGACGTTGCCGCGGCGTAGGTGCCGCCGGTGAACGTGAGTTGGACCTCGCCCAATTCGCCAAGGTTTGCGGCCAACACGTCCATGGCCTCAAGGTAAGTGTTGGTTAGCGAAAACTTGGGGTTGGTTGCCGAAACCGCGGCACCGTCCACCGGTGTACATTCCACGTAGCATTGCGTCCCCACCAACGGTTCCAACGTTGCGTAAACCTCGGCCGCCTCATAAGACTGATTAAACGTGACAACCAATTGGTTGCTATTCATGCCGGCCTGATAGAACCGG